AAGCTGGAATTGCTGTGCCGCCAAGGAAAGAATTAGTCTGACCTGTTTGTACAAGCTGAGAACTACTTACATTACCGCGACCATAAACTACGCATCGTGATGCATACTGAAAGCCTGAGTTGTAAACAGGTGCTTCACATGCATTACAAGCGCCCGATACATCCTTAGGCGCATTCCATATGTTTAAGTCATACCGCCAAGACAACATTTTGTTGCACCAGCCAGTGCTGTTTAAATCAGGGTAATAGATCTCAATTTGGTATTTCTGCGTGTTGTTGACCATAAACAACCGCTCTTGATAAGTTGGACTTAAATTGGCAAAGAAATAGTTTCTAACTTTTTGGTTGCCCAAAGAAGTAAAGTTACTTCCATCAAATACCCAAATATCCCGACTATCAATTCCGTAGACATTTTGATCGGTGTTGACTACGCAGTTGTTGTTTAGCAAACCACGACCTTGATTAAACAGCCGCATTCCAAAGATAGGTGCTGTGGTGTTTTGGTAAGAGATTGGACTGAAAACTACTGTATCCCAATAGGAACATACGTAGAAGTTGCCGCCCAAAAAGAAACCATCAATTAATGGCCCACGCACAGGAACTTCTTGTTCGTTAGCAATGTTGTTTAGGGTTGGCTCCCATGTTGCCGGCACACCAGTATTTGCAAAGGCTTGTGACCAACGTACAGTAGTGGGGAAATTTACCGTTACGCCTGTAGATAAGCTTTGAGTAAGATTGCCAGCAATCAAAATGTTTCCCACATTGGGAGAACTGTAGTTGCGTACAAACCCAGCACGGGTTGATACAACACCGCTTCCGTAGTTCCAAACAAAGTTATCAGGGGCTGTGTCGTACAAACGTATTTCAGTGTCTGTAGGACGGTAATACATGGGTGCGCGAAGGGTGTCATTGATAAAGAAAACACCACCAACCCAAGAGGCAGTGATATTTGTGTCATCGTTATAACCACTAAGCGCAACATTGGGGTTGGCTCCAAAACCTGGAGTTATATTGCTTATGCCGGCGTTGGTTATGGAATACCATTTACCTTCACGGGTAGCTGCAATAAACACCCAAGTTGCTTGTGTGCGGTAGTTGCCATCAATAAAGATTACGTTGCCAGGTATTGCAGAAAGAATTGCTTGGTCGCCATTGACCTTTTTGATACCCCGAACATCCGCTTCAACATTTAACCCGTTGTTGTACTCGTTGGGGCCTAAGGCGTTGCTAGGCACATCAGGTGTAAAACTGAGGTTAGTAAATGGTGTGCGAAGCCTTACATAATCGGTCATGGCTTTCCCTTATTCAGTGGGTTGATTATCCACTGTTTGCTGCTCTTTTGCTTCTTTTTGAATGGCCTCTACCAGTTGAAATACCTCTGCATACGGGCGTGTCCCAATGTATTGCATGATGGCATTTACAAGGTTTGTTGAGAGAGTGATTTTTTCCATTACCAAGGTACTCCTGTTGCGGTTGTTGGGTTCTTCTTTGATTCAATTTGGGAAGCCAAAGAAGTCTCAATTACTTCCTCGCCTAGCTTGTCTTTTACCCACTCAATTACTTGAGCCTTGGTCAAAGATGCGTAAGGTGTCTCAGGAGTATCTGCTGAGAAGTTAATAGTTCCATAGACAGACGCAGAGAATTCACCATCTGTTTTTGTGACGTTGTAATGCACTGTTGTTACAAAGTCGTCAGAGGTGTTTCGGTCAAGATTATTAATGGTGTAGGTTGTAGTCATGGTTTATGCTCCTTCTAAAGCGGTGATTCGGGCGGTAAGTTGGGTGATAAGGGCTTGCTGTTCTTGAATGGCTTTTACCAATGGCCCAATGAATTCGTGATAGCGCAAAGACATTCTTCCTTCATCAGGTTCTTGCACAAAACCACCAAAGTCAACACCTTCAGGAATTGCTGCTTTAACTTCTTGAGCAATAAATCCGTAGTGAACACGAACACCAGCGCGAGGTGTTACAACTTCTTTGCCTTCTTCGTCATAAGTAACTACGTTTTCACCAACATTCCATTTATATGAAACAGGGCGTAAAGCGTTTACAAAACTTAACCCAAGATTGCTGTCTTCAATCGTGTTCTTTTCACGACCATCAGATGTTTGAATTGTTCCGTTTACGGCATAAACAGCTTGCCAACGATAACTACTTTCACCGATGTATCCCACATTGTCTGTAACAGGCTCAATTCGAGCTGTTCCTGATGTGCCGCCAATAACAAGTTTTACTCCAGCAGGATTACTCGTAGTCCCCACCAGCAAGTTACCGCTGGAGTCGAGCGTCATTGCTTGGGTAAAAGTTAGCACGCCACCTGCTGTGCCTGATGGTGCATTTAACCAATAATGAACCCCAGCCGCTTGTTGATATGCAGAAGATGCCACTCCAGTAGCAAAGTATTTATTTCCTGCGTTGTAATAAACATTTGACCCAAGTGTTGCGGCATTCGAGTAAGAATATAACGATGTATATCCAGCGCCCATTTGTATAGCACCACCATTTGTGCCACTAAAAGCACTAGGAGTAACACCCAAGCCCAAGTTACCGCTGGAGTCGATAAGAGCGCCGCTACCATTTGCTTGAAGCGCAAGAGTTCCTGTAGTGGCATTAATAATCATGTCAGTACCAGAGTGGTAGACATATCCTTTTGCAGTACCGCCAGTTCCAATTGAAAGAATGGCGGTTGATGTTCCATTAATCGTAATGTTTCCACGATTAGCCGCCGTGTTTGTTGCGGAAGTTCCACCAACAATCAAATTCCCACTAGCATCAAGCGTCATTGCTTGGGTGAAAGATATAGTGTTACCTGCTGTGCCTGATGCTGCTGTGTACCATTTATGAGCGCCAGAATTAGATTCATTTTGCTCATACTTAATTGCATACCCTGTCCCAATATATTTCCATCCAGACCCATAATATGTATTTGACATAAGGTATGCGCCGTTTTGGGTCGAACCACCAGCCACAGAAGCGCCTTGACCTATCTGAATTGCTTTTGTATCTGTCCAAGCACTAGGAGTAACACCCAAGCCCAAGTTACCGCTGGAGTCAATTGTGGCTTGGGTTGTTCCACCATATTGAAAACGATAAACCGTTGATGCTGTACCTTCAACATTAAACCTTAAGCCTGATGAATTATTTGTTGAGGTTGCACTGATAAGCGTAGCTGTGTCTGACAAATGTAATCTGCTTGATGGCGAAGTCGTACCAATCCCCACATTCTGTGAAGCATCTACAGTAACCGCAGTAGTCCCGCCAGTTTGAAGTTGCAGTATTGTCGATGTGTCAGCAGTTTGTACCAGCCCAGCTACCGCACTTGCATTTATAGTCGTTGCCACTTTACTCTCCAGCCGCTTGTTGGAGCGGGGTTAGGTCTTCTGTCGTCCAGTAATCTTTTGCCAGCATGATTGCCAAGTGGTCACGATTCCTCTTGAGCGTGTCTGCCCAATCAGCATCAGTCATGTCTTCAGGCTGTCCTGCGTTGATGAGGTTTACGCTGTCCATGCAAGCAGAGTAGTGCTTGGCAATTTGTTCTGCGGTGATTTCATTCATGTTCTTGCTCCTTATGGGTGGGTTGCTTTGTATGCGTCAAACTCTGCTTTGAGTTCTTGGATAGATGCGGTGAGCATTGCAACCAAATACGAGGTATCTACTTGTTGCGGGTTAATGCTTCCGTCTTCGTGGGTTGCATCTTTTTCTCCATAGACGGCAACAGGAACAACAGCCTGAAGTTCATGAGCAATAAATCCTTCACCATGAGAATCATCAGATGTCCACTTCCAAATAACTGGACTCAACTGCAAAACTCTTTCTAATGCGCTAACCATTGGCTGGACATCTTTTTTCAAACGATAGTCAGAGCCTGAGTTATAACTTGTTGTGTTTGCGCCTGTAGTAATTGAACCAGCTTGTTGGCTAGTAGACCAGAATCTGACAGGCGTTCCGCCGCTACTTCCATTATTTATAAATAGACCATAGTTAGATGATGTTGCATCAATCTGCACACATTCTGAGGCATTTAAAGCAATGGTTGTGGCATTTTGCGAAAAAACCCAACTGTAATTTGAACCAACATTTCTATAAGAGCCTCGTGGGTTCCCATCTCCATCAGACAGCACGATATTGTTGTTTCCTGTGCGAATGTCTAAGCCGCCTTGGTTGCCTGAGTACGACCCAAGGATGGTATTTCTGTTTCCAGAGGTCATTGCAATGCCAGCTTGGTAGCCAATGAAAGTGCTTACATAGCTTCCATTGGTTAACGCATAACCAGCTTGATAGCCAACAAGTGTCTGACCATCTCCGTTGTAAGTTGTATTACCCGCTTGATATCCTACAGCAACGCTTTTAGAAGATACAGTATTTGCAGCAAGGGCTTGTGAACCAACCGCCACATTGTTTATACCTGTGGTGTTAGATGGTAATGAGTAATTTCCAATGGCTGTGTTTTCATTACCTGTGGTGTTTGCCGAGCCAGCAAGCCGACCAATAAAAGTACCATATGCTCCAGTAGTATTTACCAAGCCAGCCTGATAACCAACAGCAGTATTCTGCCCTGTACCGCTATTTGAACCAGCCAAAGCACTTGCACCCACCGCAGTGTTGGAAGACACAGCACCAGCACCTCTGCCGACTGTGAGGCCTTGTACAGTGATGTCACTTGTAGTGGTAAGGGTGGTAATAGTTCCACCACCAACAGCCATAACCCCCGATGTGGAGGGCAAAGTTACAGTCACAGTACCCGCTACCGCAGGCGCAGATAGCGTTACCGCCCCGCTTGTATCTCCGTTTACAACAATGCTTGCCATATTAAATCCTTAAATAATTACCCAGCGTGAGCCTGAACTGACCGTTACCGCCTGCCCTGAAGCTACAGCAACGGGGCCTGATGACATAGCTGAATACCCAGCCGCTATTGTGTAGCTTGCAGATACTGTTTGGCTATTGACCACAAGACCGTTTAACGCAACTGGGACTGAAGCTTGCAACTCGCCTGTGCTTGGCTTATACAACAGCTTGGCGTTGCCTGTGTAAAGAGTTGATGCGTTACCGCTCGTGACACTTGAGAATGTTGGGTATAAATTACTTGCTGTGCTGGTGTCGTTGGAGATTACCGCTCCACCCAAAAGCGTCCAGTTTGTACCGTCGTAGCCTTCGTACTGAGACAAAGTGCTGTTCCAACGAATCTTACCTACTGCACCTGTGGGGCGCTGACCCGTTGTGCCGGCTGAAATCTGAACCGCGCCTGTTGAGGTAAATGATGAATCCCCAGTAGCTGCCAATACGTTGACGTTAACCGTTGTGCCTGCGGAGTCCACATACACAGCCCGTTCAGCAGGCTGGGTTACAAACACATCCTTTGAGCCTGCACCAAAGTTAACGAGTGAGCCTGAGTTGCTAGAAGCTAAAACAGTTGTACGAGATAGTGTGTTACCACCAGATGTGTACGTGCCAATACCAACTTCCCACTCACCAGACACGACGTTGGCGATGGTGTAATAAGTACTGTTGGAGTTACCAACACCGGCGGAGAATGTTTGGAATCCTGTGTACGCACCAGCAAGCGTTACAGAACCTGTGCCTGTAGTTGTGGTGGTCTCACGGACTCTGTCTGCGAGGACTAAGGCCATTTATCATGCTCCTGTCAGTTGAGACTCTTCAAACCAACGCTGCTGTACGTTACCGTCTACGTCTGTCCACTCGACAAAATAAGTGACGTTGCCGTCCTCATCCATACGCAAAGCAGTAACAGGGCCTTGGGGAATAACTGCGACAGCCTTTACGACATCGCCTTTTTTGAAAGTTGTTGCCATGATTAACCTGCCAAGCTGAGTGTATAAGTTACTGAAAGTGTGTCGCCAGAAACAACTGCGCGGTCACCGGGGGCGCTAAAATCTGCTGCTGAATACAACGTGCCTGTTGTGCCACTCTTTGTATTGTTGCTGGTCAAGAAAGCCCCACCAACTGTGGTCGTTCCGTTGATGCTGAATGTTGCAGGTGAGGCTGAGTTTGTCGCTACAGAGGGGTTGGCTGTACTAGGTGTACCAAACGTGCAAGCGGGGCGAGTGGCTTGGCTATATGCAACTACCTCAGTCCAACCAGCGTGAGAAGACATTGTGTCGCCAGCCGCAGGGTTGTTTGTTGAGCCAGAACCGTACAAGCCCAAATACCAAGCAGCCGTATAGGAACTGCCCGTGAAGTACTTGGAGTTCATGTCTTGCAAACCGACGTTGACCACCAGATTAGGAGCATCGGCTTCCCACTTCAGGTTGCCCTGTGCGTCATGGCACTGGACTTTATAAACGCCTTTTGCGCTTGCGCTCTCAGCGGCGGAGCCACCGGCAACTAAGCTGCTTGCAGCTACGTCTTGTGATTTAACTTTATCGTTGAACATGGTTACTCCTTAAACAAGTCGAATGAGTGCAGATGTGCTGGTATTAGCAGGCATCGTCACGGTGAAATTATTGGTAGATGTTTTGTCGTTACCAAAGTCCAAAACACATATCGCGCCGTTTGCTCCGGCTTTGTAGATTAACGCACCACGGGCAGTGATTGACCCCGTCCACGCTGGAGATGTAAACGATACATAAACAACACTGCCGGAAGCTGTGACTTCGGAAGAAACCGTGGCAACTACAACCTCTCCACCAGCAACATAGTTTCCACCCGTAGCCTCACCCACAGATGTGTAGGCCGCTGTTGTTTCATCAAGCGTAGCTGCGTTTGTGTACAAGGCCAGCCGAAACACATCAGTCGTCAAGTTAATTGACGCATTAGCCAAGCCACTACGCAGGGTGTTGCAAGAAAAGTTGCCAGTAAACGCCATTATGTAACCGCCTGTCTATACTGACCAGAACGATACGCATCCTGACGCTCCATACCATCACCAAGGCGCTTAGCCAATGCAAGAGCTTCTTTGTACTTCATGTCGTATCCAGCAATGACGTCAGCCTCCCCTTTCATAAAGGTGTAAGCCTCAACTAGCGATCCGTACAACAGAACAGAATCAAAGTTGTCACCAAGCCATGTCTGACCACCGGACACAGTAGTAATTGACTCTGGATAAAAGAAATAATGCAACTCCATTGTGTAGAGCGCGTCGGGTGTCGGGCCAAGAATAAAACTCAACTCGGTACTGTTTGAGTAAGACGGGCCAAACAAAGCGTAGTATTTTGGGATAGCTGTATCGGTGGGCTTGGGGTAAGCCTGACGGATGAAGTTCACATCTTTATTTAACAAGTACTCGTAACTACCATCTGCGGCAACAACAGCCATTGAATACGAAGCAAGGAAATCAGACGGACAGGCTAAGTACTTGTTGTTTGTAGACGTAAAGCCAGTGACGTTACGGCGAAGCGATGGAAACTGCACTGAGTTGTATATGCGTTGCTCAGCCTGCGTAATGAAGGTGTTGATCTGCGTAGTCGCAGATACAGTAGCTCCACTCGCAAGGTATACATCGGGGAACTGATTCTCCGTGTACGACTGAATCGTGTTATACAACGTCGTGTAGTTCATGCCATCGGGCCTCGTGCCATCAGACCTTTAGTAGCAGCGCCAGTACCGCGAATCTTGATGCCGTCGGTTTTGATAGGCTCATTACCAGCAGACTTGCTGATGTTGCCAACGCTCATGTCAACCGTGTCGGCTTTACTGCGATTTGGCAGCTTACCGGGGCTGGGTTCAATACCAACAGCCTTACCAGACATATTGTGTGGCGCTGCGTAGACGCTGGCATTACCAACTTCTTTGCCGCCTTGTTTCATGCTGAATTTAGCCATGATTAACCCTTCA